GATTGACTGGCGCGGCGACTGCTACCGCTTGGAGGTACGCCATAATGACGCTAAAAGCCGTTATGCTGATATTATCCATATCAAAGACTTCCGCGACGATTTCAAACTCCCCGAACGCTACAGGTATCTGCAAAAATTCCGTACCGCACCATACGCAGTATTGGAATGCTCGTGTCTCAACGGTACCGTGATTACCTATGATCCAGAGCGGATTCCAAGCGCTGACTTGATAATTCGTGAGTCGTGGGACTATGCGCCCCCTTCTCCGCGACTCAATTTCTACCCGCGCGGATACAACGCCGGAAGCGTCAGCGAACAATCGCCATTGCCTAACAATTCCGGATTGCCGATTGATTCCGGCGAAATGCTCAACGCAAGTTTCGGCATCACCAATTTCCCGACTTTCATGACGGTCAACAACGGTAGCGCCTTAGCTTTGGCCAATAGTGCCTACACAAGGGCGTATGCGCAACAGTCGGCCGATTGGTCGCAACAGAAAACGCAGATGGGCATTAACAACGCCTACGCCCAGGCCCAATTAGGTACGCAGTATGCAAGCGCGCAGAACCGTCTTGGCGCATCAAACCGTAACGCCATGAACGCCATCAGCAACCAGTCCGCACAGATGGGCACCGATCTGACATTGAAAAACCTCGGTTTCAACAACCAAATGGCACAGCTCAACACTATCGGCAGTGGTGTGGCGAACGCCGTTGGTTCCGCTGTCACGGGCAATATTGGCGGTATGGCCGGCGCCATCGCAGGCACCGCGATCGGCGCATGGACAAACCAGATGTCCTATGACAACAACGTAAGCACGGCCAACCAGCAACTTGCGAACACACAGACCACTAACAACGCATCGACTTCTCAAGCCAACGCCTACAGTCTCGCACAAACAAACCTCAGCAATCAGCAGACTTTGCGGTTCGCGGATATGAACAGGCAACTTGCACAGGCCACGGCTCAAGGCGATTACGAGAACACCATTGCGGGCATTAACGCGCAGGTGCAGCAGACGCAAACGGTACCCCCTACCACGTCCGGCGCGTTGGGCGGTGACGCTTTTAATTTGGCGAACGGCTTGATTGGCGTCATGGTGCGGTTCCGGCAGATACCACCGGCCGCCATGCGTTCCATTGGCGAGGTATGGTTACGATACGGATATTACGTACAGCGATTCATGAAGCTGCCGGAAAATCTCATGGCAATGTCCAATTTCACATATTGGAAACTCCATGAGCTGTATATGCGCAGCTCAACGTGCCCAGAAGAGTACCGCTTGACGGTAAAAGGTATTTTTGAGTCCGGCGTGACGGTATGGACTGATCCTGACAAAATCGGCGTGACCGACTATGCGGATAACGTGCCGCTGAGCGGTATCGCATACTGACATATATAATGGAGAGAGCGTAACAACTCTCTTCATTATTATTCAAGGACGGTGACTATGGGCAAACGCAATAACGCGCGTAAAGCCGCGCACTGGGACAACCAAAGCGTACTCGGCAGCATGTGGGGCAACCTGAATCTGCCCGAAATGCGGCAAAGCCTGCGCATCAACCAGTATATGAAGTTGATTGAAATGTTGGCGGTGAGCCGGTTCAAGTGGATTAATTTGCCCCCGTACATTGACGAGCGATACCTGGAGCTGACACTGTTCGAGAATGGCTTGGCCCTCTTCTTCCCCGACGAACGCAAGGGGGTACGCCGTTTTATGGTCACGTCGGGCAATATCGGCGGAGTCAACAACTACAACAATCCGACATCATTCCAGCCGGTAGCCACGAACTACTCTCACCCACAGATCGGCTCAAAAAAGTGTGTGCCGATTTGGGATAACCAGCTACGTTGCACCATGATTGACGTCATGTGGAATTACGCGACGCGGCTCGCCATCGCGGACAGGGCGCTAGATGTGAACCTCGACAATATCAGCGTTCCGCTGATTATCGCCACGTCCGAAACCAACAAACTCACCGCACAGAATCTTATTAAGGCAAGGGAAGACGGAGACCCCTATATTTATGCCTACGATACCGCGGACATTACAGGCATGTTTCAAACCTTCCCAAACATGTCCCCTTTCCTTGCGGATAAAATCATTACGACGAAAACGCAGATCTGGAACGAGCTCGTAAACTACCTCGGCATCGACAACAGCACCACCGAAAAAAAGGAACGATTGTTGGAAAGTGAGGTAACCGCGGGCAATAGCCGAACGAACGTTTTCCGTTTAAGCTATCTGAAATCGCGTCAACAGGCGTGTGACACGATCAACCGACTGTGGCCGCAAATGGCGGACTTAGGCAAACCAATAAGCATTGAATGGAACGACACCACTTCCGGCGGTTTGCTGGACGTTGACGGAAACAAAGAAGAGGATGAACAATGACGCAGGACTTAAGCATGTATGCCGTCAAAGACAGCATGGCCGACTACACCTTGACTCTTGGTAATCTGATCGCACGCGGTTTCGACACGGACGAAAAACTCCATTTAAGCGCTCAATATTATCCGATTTTCGACGAAAACTACAGGGCGAAATTGAACGAGAAAATCGTGGCACACTACGCATTGCGAGAAATCGGCTCGGAGACGCCGCAAATGTTCGTTTTCTATCTAGGCCGTACCATGCGGGAGCAGATGGACTATTTTAACCAACTATATTTGTCTGCTCAACATAAGTTTGACCCGTTTATCACCTCAGACATTCGGCAGGAAATGGACTCAACCAGCACTAACGAGTCCAGTGGCAAGTCTTCCGGCACACAATCCAATGAGTCTACGGCAAACAGCACGTCCGACACCACCGCCGACAATTCCAGCATGACGTTCAATTCGGAATTTCCTCAAACTCGCATTGATGACTTCCGAAAGTACGCAACCACCGCATCACAGACGGACTCGACAGGCAATACACACACGGCGACTCAGCAGGACAGCAGCGCCACCGCGTCCAGCACCAGCAACACCGATTTTTCGCATTCGTCCGACAAAGGGAACAGTGTGTCGCATACGCTTGGTACCAGCGGTTCGCAATCACAGCTGTTGCAGAATTGGCGTGAAACCATGCTCAATATCGACCTTATGGTCATCAACTCGCTCGAAGATCTGTTTATGGGCATGTGGGGCAGTGGGGACAATATGACCAACGTGCCGCAGCTTTACAGTACGAGTCTCGCCTACAACCTCGGCCATTAGAGTATACTTGACATTAACAGATTGGAGGATCATGGACGGACTAAATATGTGCGCCGCACCCTTGGATATCGACCCGCGACAAAGGTATTTCACCACGGTTCAGCCTTTTAGTTACCGTGATACGCTCACCGTACTCGGTTACGTGCAGGAAGTGGCCGAACATGTAGACGAATTGCGCGAACAGCTCGACAACCTCGCCAAAGACGAAAACGCGGACATTGACGCAATCAATGCGATCCTTGCGCAGATTAAAATATGGCAGACTTCAGTCGATGCCACATTGGACGACCTTACAAAAAAGGTTGACCAGTACCAAACCTCGGCACTAACCTATAATCCGACCACGGGACGGTACGAGGATTCAAAAAACACTGGTCGCGACGTGTACCGCGAACTGGCTGTTTTCGGGGCACGGGTTGACCAAATGGCGACCGTGACAACAGCGGAGGCCGCACAACATGACTGCGTCACATGGTCGGTCGTAGGCAATCGCAGGATTTTCGGCAATCGAGAACCACGAGTCACACCGCGAGAAAGGACACAACAGCAGTGAACGGCCAATACGATAGGACCCAACACCTCGCACTACCGCTCTACACAGACAATACACCAATGGACTTGCGAGACGGATATAACGAGGCCATGAGGATGCTCGACCGAAAAATCAACCAATTGGAAACCCTCATCCGCGAAACGAAAGGAAACAACCAATGAGCACCGTTTACGATAAAACCGACAACTACGCGTTGAATCTGTACGGCGATAATGACCCCGCCGATTTAAGAGACGGCTACAACGGCTCCATGCGTACCATTGACGATACGCTCGAAGCACACCTTAACCGCATCGAAGGGGTCGAGGCGCGGGAAACGCATGACGGGGAAGTGATCAAGGCGCTGCTTGACGACAATACGGTAGACAACGCCACCACTGCGAAAACCAAGTGGAACAAAGCGGGATTGGACGCCATCACCGCAATTGGCAAGGCCGACGCGAATAAAGGAGTACTCACCGCATTGGGAGCCGACAACGCCGACAACGCAGTGGTCGAGAAAACCAAATGGGACAATGCCGCAACCAAAGCAAACGCACTGGAGCCGAGAGTCCAGGCGCTGGAGCCAAGAGTCCAAGCGCTGGAGCCAAAAGTCCAAGCGCTGGAATCTCGCGGACGCACCCAACGGAACATTGTAGTGCTGGGTGATTCATGGACGGTCGTACATAATAATGCTCTGTATAATCGACTGAAAAATGTCATGCCATACGCAGTGTGGCATAATTACGGGATTAGCGGAGCAGTCATACAGCAATTGCCGGAAGAAATTGAGAAGGCCAAAAAAGACGCAAGTTTGCATCCGGAATCGGTTACGGACGTGATCATCGTTATGGGCACCAATAATGTGTTTTGGACAAACCTTAACGGATATGCGGACATTACCGAAAATGCGGCATACATCGCATTCAAGACTGTGCGCGACTATTTCACGTATGCCGATATCAGGTTTTTCCCGAACAACTCAAAGACGCTCAACGACGGGCGAAACAAACTCTATGGCAACATCATTTCTGGAGCGAAAAGGGCGGGCGTGGCCACACACGAGGAATCGCTGATTCTACTGTGCGGGCATATCGATTGGTTTAACGGAGACGATCAAGAGGGTGTGCAGCATCTTTCCGATGACGGATATCGTATGCTTGCGGACAGGATCGCAAACGTACTACAAGGAGGTGTGTTGTACTTGGATGGAGTGATTGGGAGTAAAGCTGGAATCGCGTACAAATACACCAACCCAGGACAATCGAACGAAGTTGATGATGATACGCTCCAGATTTACGCATTCAACAACACTGCCGGACTTCACGCTATCGGATGGATGGGAGACCCAAAGGCCGTGTTTATCTACGATAGCAATCAACAGGTGAGAGCAGAAATCAGAGGGAAAATTTCTATTACCAATCCATCCGGCGACTTTTCTGGAGAAGCATTTTTCTTCATAGGTTGCCCGAATTGGTACAAAAGAATATCAAAACATACTTTGCCATATGTATTCCTGAGCTCCGACACTTACGGATATTATCAATCATCGTTCATATCCGGTTTTGACCAAGGTTTTATGTGTAAGATAGAGTCTAAAGAGGGTGGGGTTGTTGATTACCGCTCATTTTATTTCAAAATCCCCAACCCAGTAACAAAAAACGGGAAGACTATAAGACTCGTTGCCGCCGGCTGCTCCACGTCAATTATGGGAGAATCTAACTGACAAATATTATAATAACAGCCATGCCACTATAATGGTGGCATGGCTATTACTTTTGATGATTGGATAAAACAGACACAAGGCAGATATTGGGACATGGATGGGGCCTACGGCGCCCAGTGTTGGGATTTATGGGCCAAATACTGCATGGATCTATATGGCGCGTCCGTAAGCGACTGCATCACGCCAACCGGATACGCGGAAGGAAACTACACGCGCTTCCCTACAAACTCCAAGATGGCGCAGATTTTCGAAAAGAAACCCGCCGACTACAGCCCCGTGAAGGGGGATGTGGCGTTTTGGAATTTCTCAAGCCAACATACCGGCTCGCACGTGAGCATTGTCATGGAGGACGGCGTACATAACGGACGCATCACCGTATTGTCGCAAAACCCCAACCCCGCACAGCGTATGACGTTCGACCTGACAGCCTTTTTGGGCTATCTGCACCCAAAAGCGCTAGGTGAAGGGGGTGGCACAACCTCGACGGAGAAGAACCCCACCGGCGATAATAGCCACGGTTCCGCCGACTCCGCACGTGGCGGAGCGTGGATACACTGGCAAGGTGACAACCTCTACTTACGCGAAACCGACAATGCCGGAACGCGGACACGCATCTTTTACCGGACCACCGCCAACAATTTTTCTGAAAAGGCGTCACAATCACAGCCGTCCAGCGACAACGGACAGGCGCATCCATCCACCTCGATATCGCCGGAAAACTCTTACGCCTTATATGTGGTGGGCGCGGTTGAGGCCGGTTTGCGCTGGGATGCGGTAGAAGCGGCCAACTTGCAGGGCATTGGGATTGCGCAATGGAGTTTCGAGCGCCGCTTGCAAGTGCTGAACGCGATGAAAGCCGCCGATCCGACCGGATATGATGCGTTCAAGGCCTCCGCGCCTGGAATAGCCGCACTCATGGAGTCTGGCGGCACGTTCAAACGTTCGCTTACCTCGTCGGAAGCGGCCGCATTCCGCACGTGGGCGGCACGCAATGAGTCGCGCGACGGGCAACGCAAGCAGTTCGCGGAAGACTACGCGGGCTACCCTAAACAGTACGATGATGTCAAAATGCAGATTCTTTGGGTGACGGCATACCACCAGTCGCCAGCGAACGCGCTCAAAGTGCCGAAGGCGTCGAACCTCGCACAACTGAAAACCAATATTCTGTCAACGTTTCCATTCGGCCCGTACACGACACGATACAATCAAGCATACTCGCTATTGAGCGTGTGGAATGGAAAATCTAATCCGCCCGCATTCTAAAAGTGTGGTATACTCAATAATGGCGGTGGTTATGTGATGACCTTTCCCCTTAAACAGCCGCCAAATGATGGGTTGGTGGAGGGGCGTGCGAGTCATGGCGCACGCCCCTCCACTAGTTTAGGAGGGTTGCAAGCATGACATTGCAGACGCTCGACGAGGGCGATTATTACGATCTGCACGATCTGTTGACGCGAAACGCCCCGTGGAACTTCATAATCGGCGCACGTGGCCTCGGCAAAACGTTCGCCGCGAAACGATACGGTATTAAGGAATATCTCAAGCACGGCCATGAGTTCATTTATCTCAGGCGAACGGACGTGGAACAGCATAGGAAAGAGACGTTTTTCAAGGACATTCAAGAGTTCTTCCCGTCCTATGAGTTTCGAGTCAATGGCGAAAAAGGGCAGATTCATAAAGCGTCGTGGGACGAGAAGGATTGGCGTACGTGCTGCTATTTCGTCGCACTCAGTCAGGCGGGCGGGCTGAAATCAGTCGCCTATCCAAAAGTACATCTCATTATCTTTGACGAGATTTTCCCAGACAACCTACGCTTTTTGAGCAATGAGGTAAACTCGTTCAGCGAGTTTTATAATACCGTTGACCGTTGGCAGGATAGAACAAAAGTTCTATTCTTATCAAACGCAGTTCAAAAAGCCAACCCGTATTTCGCCAAATACCGGCTTGACATTGGATCACAACAAGCCAACCAGCAACAATACAAGCTTTACTGTGGTGGCTTTATCTGTCTCGAACTGGCCGACTATGGCGGTTTCTCGGCAAAAGTCGCGCAATCCAAGTTCGGCAGATTCTTGGAACGGTACGACGGCGACTATGCCGACTACGCCATACGCAATAAATTCCGAGACGAGTCAGACACTTTGATAGCGCCAATACCCTCAGACGGCGAGCTGTCCTACATTTTGGACACTACCGACTATGCGCGGTTCGGCATATGGTTATCCGTGTCCGAACGCGACGGGCATGTTTCACAATATGTTTCACGGCGTATTCCAAAAGACAACAATCGCCCCGTCTACACACTCGACCCGAACCATGTTGACGAAAAAACATGGTATGTCAAAAAGTCGGACGATATAATAAGGCGACTCACAACCGGCTATCGGCTTGGTAAAATAAGGTTCGATGACTCGCAAGTCAAAGCCGATTTTGGCTTAATCATCGGAGATCTATTAGGCAAATAGGAAGGAACGACAACAATGACCACAGTGGACGTATGGTGTACTATCGCGGTGACGTTCTTCATTATCACCGATTATGTGACAGGCGTGGCGAAAGCCATCATGCAGGACAATTTGGACTCGAAAAAAATGAGGGAGGGGCTAGGCCACAAGTTCGCCTACTTCATCCTCGTACTGGTGGCATGGTTTATCGACGAGATTAACCTGCATGTCGATTTAGGACTGCCGGTGTCCGTATTCGTTTGCACGGTTGGCGGAATTTGCCTGATCGAACTCACTTCAATTTTGGAAAACATCACCGTAATCAATCCGGAATTGGCGGACGCGCCATTCATGCAGACTTTCGCACAGAACAACACTCAACCAAAGCACGGTAACAAATGAACCGAATACTAGCGTTCGACATGCTCAGCATTTTGGCTATCATAGGGTGGTCAGCATATTGCCTATCCTACCGAAAACGTAACCGGCAGTATCGTAAAGGGGCTGCCCAGCTTATGTTAGTCACCATAATACCGTGGTTCACAGCAGTACTATACCTAACCCAAACCATGTAAAGGAGCAGGAAAATGAACATCCAAGAATGGATCAACTCAGTCAACGGCAAAACCATCGACATGGACGGAGCGTACGGCGCCCAGTGTTGGGACTTGTGGAGTTCCTACGCTCAACACGTATACGGCATTCCGCGGGCCGACACCAACACTATAGACGGATACGCGGCAAGCGTATACACCGCACGTTATGACCGATCCCGCGCACTGCAAAACGCTTTCACCAAAAAACGTGCCGACTACACGCCAACCTACGGTGACGTGGCGTTCTGGAAACGCAGCGGCATGAACCACGTCGCCATCGTAATCAAAGACAACGGCAATGGCACACTCACCACCATGTCGCAAAACCCCAATAAAGCCGGATATGTCAATATCGGCAAAAGAGGTATTATCGGCTACTTTCATCCGCGCAACAGCAGCAACAACACCACCACCACCGCGCGCGCCTATCGAGTCAACGTTGACGTGCTCAACGTACGTTCGGCGCCAAGCGTCCACAGTCAGGTAGTGGCGCAATACCGCAAAGGACAGACAGTCAACCTCATGAACGGCACCACCATTGCGGACGGATATGTTTGGGCGCACTATGTCGGCGGTTCAGGCAAAACCCGATACGTCGCACTAAAAGCCGTGGATGGTACGACACAATATCTTATATGACATAAGGAAAGCCCCTAGGTTATCAACCTAGGGGCTTTACCTTTTGTATATCAGTCGCCATTATCAATTGAGATAACGTACTTACGGCACGGACGACCCTTTTTCGAGAGATCCTGAGCAACCTCAATATAATCATAATCAAAGCCCAACATTAACTCAATAACCGAAGAGAGAGCGGAATCAAAAGTGGTAACAGAATCATCAATCAAACCATTATCACGAACAGTACCGGTATACACATCTTCGATACTGACTTTATATACATTATCCGGCTCAATCTCGATAACGTAAGCATTAAACTTAATCATTTTATTTTCCTTCCCTTGAGGTTGATAACTACAACATAACACAAACAAAAACACGACACGCTCGAAAACAAAATGTAGCGGAACAGATAAAAAATTGACACAGTGTCAACGCCAGCA